TGTTGGGTTTCGTGCAGCCTGTCGCCGGCTTCCGTCGCCAGCTGACGCACATCGTTGCCGGTGGGGTGATGATCCGCCCCGGCTATCAATGCACGCTGTTCAAGAGCGGCGATTTTTTCGCCCGGTTCGATGCTGGCGCACAGGTAGGACAGCCCGTATACGCATCCATACTTGACGGCAAGCCCATTTCCGGGGAGGCTGACGACGCCGAGTTGACGCCTTGGATCATCACGACACCGTGCGGACCCGGCGGGCTCGCCATCATCTCAACATGGAGCAATTTTCAATGAGCGAACGCAAGATTCTCACCATCGGTTGCAAGCTGCCCTCGGGGCTGAAACTCGAAATCGGCAAGCCGCATGATCCGGGGTACAAGTCCGCCGAGCTGAACGGCGCCAATCAGGGCGACTACACCGGCCGCGCCGACTCGGGTCGCATCTTCGTGCCGAAGACCGAACACGGCTACGGGCTGACACAGGTCGATTCCGAGCTGTGGGAAGAATGGAAGAAACGCCACAAGACCAACGCGACGCGCTGGCTCCGCGATGGCGTTCTGTTCGTCGTCGAAGACAAGGCGAGCGCGCAGGCCGCGGCCGCCGATGGCGCCGAAGTCCAGACGGGTTTCGAACAGCTGAACCCGGACAAGCTGCCCCAAGGTCTCGAAAACCGAGCCGCGGGCGAGTAAGCCGCCGTGAGCGTCGTCGCCTGTCCCCCGTCAACTCCCGTCGTGACCGGCGTGGTCGTGTTCGACCCGGCCGTGTTCATCACGCTGTTCCCGGAGTTCGCGACGGTGGCACCGGCGGCGCTCACGTTCAATTTCAATCTAGCTACCCTTGTCCTGAACAATTCGTGTTGTTCGCGCGTGCAGGACGCCAACAAGCGCGAAACGCTGTTGAACCTCCTGACGGCGCACATCACCGCGTTGCGCAACGGCGTGAACGGTCAGGCGCCCTCGGGCATCGTCGGCCGGGTAGATAGTGCCACCGAAGGTTCGGTGAGCGTGTCGGCCGAGCTGGCTTCGACGATTCCATTCACCGCCGCCTACTTCGCACAGACGCAATACGGCCTCCTGTTCTGGCAAGCGACGGCGCCGTTCCGTCAGTTCATCTACGTGCCGCCTCCGCCGACGTGCGCTGATCTGGAGCCCGGCGCGGGCCTCGGTCAGTTCCCGTACGGGATCGGTGACGGGTGTGGCTGTTAAGAGCGTCACGGTCGAATTCTCCAGCGACAACGCGGGCGGGAAGGCGACGAAGTATCTCAACAAGCTGAAACGCAGTCTCGGCAACGGGGCGTCGTTGGCTGTCGGATTCCTCGAATCCGAAACGTACCCGGGCGGTACATATCACTATTCGAAAAAGCGTCTCGCCGGCATGAGCCCCGAGGCGCGAGCGATGGCGGAATTCCTCGAAGGCAAAGAGAAGTTTTCGGGCCCCGTTGCACAGGTCGCGTTCTGGAATGAGTTCGGGACGAAGATCGCGCCGCCGCGGCCGTTCATGCGCCACACCGTCGCCACGAAGTCGTCGAAGTGGGGAAAGCAACTCGGCGAGGCGTTGATTCACACGAAGTACAACGTACCTCGCGCGCTCGCGCTGATCGGCGAACTCATCCAAGGTCAGGTGCGCGAGTCGATCATTCAATGGCGTGACCCACCTAACAGCGGCGTGACGGCCGGACTCAAGGGGAAGAATAAACCGCTGATCAACACCGGTCAGATGTTGCGCGCGGTAGACTTCCAAGTTATCGAAGAGGAATAGCCATGGGCATCAACCTACACGCGGCCGTGCGCGGCCCCATCAACTCGGTGAATCCCGACATCGCCGGCACGTGGCGCGAGTCGATCGGGAACACGCAAGACGCTGCATTTCGCGTCGTGCCCGGCTACACGGATCACGCCGTGATGTTGCAGGTTCAGGCGCTCTCGGGTCGCGACCTGAAACATACAGATTTCCTCTCGATGCAGGGCGTCAAGCGCGCCGTGTACATGTTCAACACTGTGCAGGGCGTGAGCCGGCCACAGGCGAAGGGCGGCGATCTGTTGCAATTCCCCATGGTCACGGACGGCCCCGTTCTCGTCTGGCTCGTGGTCGTCGAGCTGGAACAGTGGAACCCGAACGGCACGTGGTCTAAAGTCGGAGTGGTGTTGCAGACCGAGGCCGCGACGACTCCAGTCCCCGACGTCGTGGGCGAAACGCTCGCCGACGCGACGACCGCGATTGAAGATGCGTTGTTGACCCTCGGCGCCGTGACGTCAGAATTTAGCGAGACGGTTCCGCTCGGCGAAGTCATCTCGCAAACCCCCGTCGCCGGATCGCGTGCGGTCTTTGACGCGCCGGTGGCGCTCGTTATCTCGCTCGGCCCCGAGGCTCTATGACTCTGCCCGTCGCACCCGATGCCGACGCCGTTGTGGCAAAACTCGGCGCGTTGCTGATCGACATACTCCCCCCGGGAGTGCCGCCGATTCAAGGGCCTATCAATCGCGCCGCACAGCCCGCCGGGCCGCACGTCGTCATGACCGTCTTGTTCGACGGCCGGTTGCGTACCAACGTGACCACGTACCGCCGGCCGCCGCCGCTCCCGGCCCCGAACGACGGGTTCGCGGACATGGAAGCGGGCACGGAATTGCACGTTCAGCTCGATTTTTATGGCGGTGAAGGGGTGTCACCTTCCGCCCCGAATCAATGGGCTATCGCCTTCCGAACCGCCTTCAATGACGAATACGCCGTGGATTTGCTGGCGCCCGAGGCGGCCCCCTTGTATATTGATGATGCACGGATGATCCCGCTCATCACCGGCGAAGAACAGTATTTGGCGCGATGGACATCAACCGCGCGCCTTCAGTTCAACCCGGTGACGACGAAGCCGCAACAGTTCGCCGAACAGGCAAACGTGACGCTGATCGACGCAGAAACCTTGCCTTTGGAGTGACGACGCATGACACCCGCAATTCCCGCCTCCCTGATCGTGAACGTCATCCCCGGCGTTCTGACCGCGGGCGGCAACCCCCTTTCGTTGAACGGCCTGTTCCTGACGGAAGACATCAACGTTCCCATTGGAACGGTTGTGTCATTCCCGACCGCTGAAGCCGTCGCGGATTTCTTCGGCCCATCCACGCGTGAAGCCGCGATGGCGTCTATCTACTTCAACGGGTTCGACACGAAGACGAGCGCACCGAGTGCGATTCTCTTCGCGCAGTTCAATACCGTAGCCGTTGCCGCGTATCTGCGCTCGGGCTCATTCGAGGGCGTCACGCTCGCGCAGCTTCAGGCACTCTCGGGTGTGCTGACGCTCACGATCGACGGCAGTCCCGAGACGACCGCGAACATCGACCTTTCGAGCGCGTCGAGTTTCAGCAACGCCGCGGCGTTGATTCAAGTACAGCTCAATGCGGTGAGCGCCGGCACGACGTGCACGTACTCGTCGCAGCTGAACGCGTTCATCATCAAGTCGCCCACGACTGGACCGACTTCGACGATCACCGTCGCGACTGGCACGCTCTCGACCGGCCTCAAGGTGACGACCGCGACCGGCGCCGTCACTTCGCAGGGCGCCGCGCCGGCCGTTGAAGCCGCGTTCATGAATGCGGTTCTCGGCCAGACGCAGAATTGGGCGACGTTCCTCGCAGTCGAGGAACCCGACGACACTTCGAAACTCGCGTTCGCCGCGTGGGTGCAGACGACGAACCAGCGGTTCGCGTTTATCGGGTGGGACAGCTCCGCGGCGCCGGGCGCCGGTGCGGCCCCCTCATCGTTCGGCGCACAGGTCGGCACGCTCGAATACAACGGCGTGTTTCCGATCTACGATCCGACCTTGGGTGACAAAGGCGCGTTCGTCGCTGGCGTTGTCGCCTCGGTGGATTTCGAGGCCACGAACGGCCGCATCACGCTGGACTTCAAAGGTCAGGCGGGTTTGTCTGCCGATGTCACCGACTCGACCGTGTACGCGAATTTCGTCGCGAACGGTTACAACGTGTACGCGCGCTTCGCGACGTCGAATGACGCGTTCTCGTTCCTCACGCCGGGCTCGACCCCGGGTGTCTGGCGCTGGTTCGATGCGTACGTGAATCAGATTTGGCTGAACGCTGCGTTCCAGCTCGCCTATCTGTCGTTCCTGACGCAGATCAACAGCAACCCGTACAATCAGGAGGGGTACAACAACCTCCGCGTGGTCGCACAGGACGTCGTGAACCGCGGCCTCAACAACGGCGTGATTCGCGCGGGCGTTACGCTCTCGAACTCGCAGAAAGCCACGATCAACACCGCCGTGGGCGCGAACACCGCCGCCGGTGTCGTCGAGCGCTTCGGGTGGCTTCTCGACATCAAAGACGCGAACCCCATCGTTCGCGCCGCGCGCGGCTCGCCTCCGATTACCTTTTGGTACACGGACGGCGGTAGCCTCCAGAAAATCGAACAGTCGTCCATCGAGGTGCAATAGCCATGGCTCTCCCGAAAACAATCACCTCGGCGAATGCAAAGTTCACGCTGACGGTGCTCCCGATTCTTCCGGTCCCGTTCCTGTTGCAAGGCTACGCGGCCGACTCGGCGTTTCTCATCGACTCGATGCAGGCCGCCGAGGCCGTGATGGGTGTCGATGGGAAGCTGTCCGCCGGCTTCGTGCCGGCGCCCACGCCGGTGAACATCAAACTCATGCCCGACTCGCCTTCGATTCAGATTTTCGAAGACTGGTTGGCCGCGGAAAAATCCGCGCGCGAACTGTTTTGGGCGTACGCGACGATCGCGCTCCCGAGTCTCGGCAAGTCGTTCGTGTGCACGAAAGGCGCGCTCACCGCGATTACGCAGGCGCCGCCCGCCGGTAAGGTCTTGCA